AATACAGATAGTACATTAAAAGGACAATTAGTTTTTGCTTCTGAAAGAGCAGCTGAATTAATGCAAGAAAAAATTATAACTGACAGAACAGTTATTGATGTTATGGCATTTTGTGATTTATCTAAATCGATGGATAGTGCACATAAGTTTTATTTAAATGCAACTTTAACTTATCTTATAAATGAATATGATGTTTTATTTTATGTTAGTCCTGAAGGAGTAGAAATAGAAGACAACGGAGTTAGAGAAACAAATGCAGAATATAGAACAGCAATTGATAATAAAATTAAATCAATTATACAAATGCATAGAAGTAGTGCTATTATAATTAGTGGTACTGTAGAAGAACGTATAGAACAAGTTAAAAAAGCAGTAGCTTAATACGTATAACATATAATATGGCCCAACAAAACATAAAACAAATTATAAAACAGGAGTACCTTAAATGTGCTAAGGATCCTGTATATTTTATGAAAAAATACTGTATGATTCAGCACCCCACTAGGGGCCGTATACAATTTAATCTTTATCCTTTTCAAGAAGGTACATTAAAATTACTTCAAAAGAATGATAGAAGTATTATTTTAAAATCTAGACAGTTAGGTATATCAACTTTATCCGCAGGTATTTCGTTATGGATGATGATTTTTCAAAAAGATAAAGCAGTACTTGTAGTAGCAACAAAACAAGACACAGCAAAAAACCTAGTAACAAAGGTTAAATTTATGTATGATAATTTACCCTCTTGGTTACAAATTGGTTTTGTTGAAAATAATAAATTAGCACTTCGACTTAAAAATGGCTCACAAATTAAAGCAGTATCCGCAGCAAGTGATGCTGGTAGATCGGAAGCAATTTCATTACTAATTGTAGATGAGGCAGCCTTTATTGAAGAAAATAGAATTGAGGATATTTGGGGTTCATCACAACAAACATTATCAACGGGGGGTAAAGCAATAGTATTATCTACACCAAATGGTACAGGTAACTTTTTTCATAGAATGTGGGTTAAAGCAGAAGAAGGAACTAATGGATTTACTCCTATTAGATTGCCTTGGACTGTACATCCAGAAAGAAATCAAGAATGGAGATCAAAACAAGATGATGAGTTAGGTTTAAGGATGGCATCACAAGAATGTGATTGTGATTTTACTACATCTGGTAATATTGTATTTGCTCCTGAACTTTTAAATTTTATTGAAAAAACAAACATATGTAACCCTATAGAAAAAAGAGGAATAGGGGGTAGTTTTCATATTTGGGAATACCCAGATTATGCAAGAAAATATATAGTAGTAGCCGATGTAGCTAGAGGAGACAGCAAAGATTACTCAGCATTCCATATTATAGACGTTGAGGAATCTAAACAAATTGGTGAATTTAAGGCCCAAATAGGTACAAAAGAGTTTGGACATATGTTAGTTGCTGTTGCAACTGAATATAACAATGCATTACTTGTAATTGAAAATGCTAATATAGGTTGGAATACAATTCAAGTAGTAATAGATAAAGGTTATAAAAATTTATATTATTCCCCAAAGGGAGACGCAGCAACAAACGCAGATGCCTTTTTAGCTAAAGGATATGATATAATAGACACAACGAAAATGGTTCCTGGTTTTACAATGAGTATGAAATCAAGACCATTAGTAATAGGAAAATTAGATGCTTATTTAAGAGATAAAGCAATTACTATTCAAGGAAAAAGAACCATGGAAGAAATGCGTACTTTTATTTGGAAAAATGGAAGAGCAGAAGCACAAACCGGATATAATGATGATTTAGTAATGTCTTTAGCAACAGCTTGTTATGTAAGAGACACAGCACTTAAATTTGCACAACAAGGAATAGATTTAACAAACTCAACACTAAATAATTGGAAAAAAAGTGAAACTGCTATTTATAGTAGTAATAGAGTAAATAAAAAAGAAGCAGGATGGACACAAGATTTAGGAGAACACGGAAATCAAGATTTAACTTGGCTCCTTTAATATGTATTAAAAACAACAAAAATGGCAGATACTAGTTTATTTTCAAGACTACAAAGATTATTTTCAAGCGATGTAATTATTAGAAATGTAGGAGGAAAACAGTTAAAAGTAATGGACACAGGTAGGATCCAAAAGTATGGAAACCTAGCTACAAATTCACTTTATGATAGATTTACACGTTTACACAAACCTGTAGGATCTTCACTACAATATAATCCAACACTGAATTATCAGTCAATGAGGCTTCAGCTTTATAGTGATTATGAAGCTATGGATACTGATCCTATTATAGCAGCCGCTTTAGATATTATTTCAGATGAATCTACTACAAGAAATGAATATGGTGATGTTTTAAACATTAATTCTTCAGATGAAAATGTAAGAAAAGTATTACAAAATTTATTTTATGATGTTTTAAACATTGAATTTAACTTAGCTACATGGGTTAGAAATATGTGTAAATACGGAGACATGTATTTAAAAATGGAAGTATCTGAAAAATTTGGAGTATATAACGTTATACCCTTATCTGTTTATGAAGTAGTAAGAGAAGAAGGAACAGATCCTGAAAATCCTTCTTATACTCGTTTTACACTTGACCCAAATGGTTTAGCTTCAGGTGCAACTAATACAATAAGAAGAGACCAATTTAGTTTAGAAAATTATGAAGTTGCACACTTTAGATTACTTACAGATTCAAATTATCTTCCATATGGTAGATCTTATTTAGAACCATCTAGAAAAGTATTTAAACAATTAATGTTAATGGAAGATGCTATGTTAATTCATAGAATAATGAGAGCACCAGAAAAAAGAGTATTCTATATTAATATTGGTAATACAGATCCAGATAAAGTAGAACAATTTATGGCTGACACAGCTAATAAAATGAGAAAAACACCTTATATTGATCAAAATACAGGTGATTATAATCTTAAATTTAATATTCAAAATATGACTGAAGATTTCTTTATCCCAATTAGGGGTAATGATGCTTCAACTAGAATTGATACTACAAAAGGTTTAGATTATGATGGTACTGGTGATATTGAATATTTAAAAGCTAAAATGATGGCTGCTTTAAAAATTCCTAAACCATTCTTGGGTTATGAGGAAGGAGTAGAAGGAAAGTCAACATTAGCAGGTATGGATATTCGTTTTGCTCGTACAGTTGAACGTATTCAAAGAATTATAGAATCAGAATTAACTAAGATTGCATTAGTACATTTATATGCACAAGGTTTTACAGATGAACAATTAGTTGATTTTAAATTAGAATTAACTACACCATCTATTATTTATGAACAAGAAAAAATAGAATTATACACTGCTAAATCAGCTGTATCTCAACAATTAGTAGATCAAAAATTATTTAGTAAAGATTGGATTTATGAAAACGTATTTGGATTATCTCCTGACCAATATGAAAATGAAAAAGAAGCTATGTCTGAAGATGCAATGCTTAAATTTAGACTTTCACAAATTGAAAATGAAGGAAATGATCCATCCGAATCTGGCGTTTCTTATGGTACCCCACATGATTTAGCTAATTTGTATGGTAATAAAAGAGATAAAGCAGTAGGACCCGCTCAAGTACCAACAGGATATGATGAAAAAGATCCAGGACGCCCGGTTGAAAAACCTCAAAATTATGGTTCAGATAAAGGAAATTTTAGTAGAGATCCTTTAGGAAAAGCAGGATTATCTTTAGATAAACCAGAAAAGTTTTCAGATGGTAATAAAGTTTCTACTTTTGAAATTGCAAATTTAAAAAAATCTCTTCAAAAAGTTATAAATAAAAAACAAATCTTAAAGGAAGAAGAAGAAAACGGAATGTTATCTGAAAAAAATATTAAGCCTCAAGAATAAGTTTATATTTATATACGATAAATTCGAATTTATAAAAAATGAAAATAAAACATTCTAAGTATAAAAATACTGGAATTTTATTTGAACTTTTAACTAGACAGTTAACTTCAGATACCATTGCAGGAAATAACCCTAAAGCATTAGACTTTTTAAAAAAACATTTTAATTCTAAAACAGAATTATTAAAAGAATATAAAATTTATCATACTTTAGCTACAAAAAAGTATAATAAAGATAGTCAAGCTACAATGTTAATTGAAGAATTAGTTAAAGCTCATGAAAGACTAAATAAAAGTCAGTTAAGAAGAGAAAAATTTAATTTAATTAAAGAAATTAAAAAAACATACAATGTAAATGATTTTTTTAAAGCAAAAATAACTGACTATAAAATAATGGCGTCTGTTTTTAATTTGCTTGAAAATAAAAAATCATCTCCTATATCAATAGTTAACTCTAAAGTAACACTTTTAGAACATATTACAGAAAAACCTTCATCTATTAAAAAAGATATAGTTTTAGAAAATTTTAATAAACAAGATAAAGATACTAGATTACTTACTTATAAAGTTTTACTTGAAAAATTTAATGACAAATATAAAGGTTTAGAAGAAAATCAACAAACACTACTTAAAGAATATGTTAACAGCGTTACTAATAGTCCTGCTCTTAAGTCTTATATCAACCAAGAAATCAAAGCAGTTAAACAAACTCTTACAAGATATTCTAAAAAAGTTGAAGACAAAGCTGTAGCGATTAAATTGAATGAAACAAAAGGAATGATTAAACCATTATGTAAAAAAACATCCGTAAATGATGATAATGTTATTAACTTACTTAATTATTATGAATTAGTAAATGAGTTAAAAACAATCCATGGTTAGTCTTGTTGATATATATAATATAGAAGAATCTACTTTTGAAAGATTATATGAATTAAAATCAAGTAGAGATCCTGCTAGAGGAAACAAAGGTAAAAATAGAGAAAAAAGTTTTAAACTAGTTTCTAGAGGAATAGATCCAGAAACTGGAAAAGATACTTCTGATGTAGTATATGAAAAATCTATGTCAAATGCTTTTAAAGATTTATATGCAGAAGCACAAGATTTTGAAATATTAGCTGAAGAAAATCCAGACGATTTAGTAATATATAAAATGTCAGAAGAACTAACAGAAATGGTTAAAGATTTTAGAACCCATATAAGAAACAATTATCCTGAAGAACATAAAAAAATAGAAGAAGCAAACGTAACAGGAACAGGTACTTCAATTAGTACAGGTAATAGTCCAGCTTATGCTACACCTAAAGCTTTTGGAAAAAAGAAAGATAAAGATATAGAAGTATTGGGATATAAAAAAATATAATATGAAAAAATTTGATGTACATAAATGGAATTTAAAAAGACGTATACTTGAAGGACGTATAAATGAACAATTCAATACAGAAGTAGCAGATAAATATGAAGGAATATTAACATTTGAAAAAATGTTTCCTATGTTTTCTGATTATGATGATCAAAAAGCAGTCGATATTTTAAAAAAAACTCTTTTACCTATAAATCGTTATGTACAAGCTAATTTTGAAAAAATAAATCAATTTGGATCTCCAAAAGAAGCTGTACAAATAGAAAGAACAGGTAAGTCTCCTGAACTCGGAGGCAGACCTATTATATCATCTGCAGATGAATTAAACCCACAAATGATAGAAGGATTAATAAGTCAATTAAAATCACAAGGTATGGACTTATCTAACTTTGAGGCAGATAACCCTATTGATGCTCTTACTATTCACTTTGCTACCATAGCAGGAGGTTATTATAGTCCACCAAGAATACAACCTTTATTTAAACTTAAAGATGGTAAAGTAGAAGAAATGCAACAACATGTTGAGAGTGATTCATTTCCTTATCCATTTGTACCACCATCATCATCAACAAATACAATATCACCACCACCTCCTCTTCCAGGAATTCCTTTCAAGGCAGGCGAAGATCCTGGAACCCCATTAGAAAAAGATACAAAAACAATGACAGGATTAGCAGATGCCTTTCGTGATATTTCTATAGGATTAAGAAAAAATGAATATGAAGGAATACAAGGTGCAGAAATTACTGAAATAAAGAAATTATTAGATTTAGTATTACAAGCAGCTGTAGACACTAATATAACTACTGTAATACAAAGATTAGAGGCTATGATAGGAAAATCTATTAAAAATAAATAATATGCTATTACAAGAATACAGACCTTTTAAAGTAGATAAACATTTAGTAGAACGTTCTATTAAAGAAAACAAATCATTAGTAGTATCAGGTGTTTTACAACGTGCAGAAGCTAAAAACCAAAATGGTAGAGTTTATCCAAGAGAAATTTTAGAAAGAGAAATAGAAGAATATATGAAGGGTCCTGTAGCTGAAAACAGAGCAATGGGTGAATTAGATCATCCAGAAAGTTCTGTAATTAATTTACAAAATGTTTCTCACACAATTAAAAAATGTTGGTGGGATGGAGATGATGTAATGGGTAATGTTGAAATATTATCTACACCAGCAGGAAACATATTAAAAGCATTATTTGCTTCAGGTATTACAGTTGGTATTAGTTCTCGTGGTATGGGTTCAGTTTCAGAAAATGTAGCTGAAGGCACAGTAACAGTTGAAGATGATTTTGAATTATTATGTTGGGATTTTGTTTCAACACCATCAACACATGGTGCCTTTATGAAACCAACTGGAGGGTTAAATGAATCTAAAATACAATTACCAAAATATAAATACACTAACGTAAACAATATAATCCGCGAAATTATATGTGATAACACAGGAATGTGCGCGTGTTAGTCGTGAACAATTAAATGTTCATTTCCCAAAAACTTCCACGAAAAAACGTGGGTTTTCCAAAATTTAGTTATATGTATGCGTAACAATAAAGGTTACAAAACAATTAACTCCTATGAGAGACTAAACAACATAAAGTACTAAATGTACTTCACAGCACAAG